TCAGGACGGGATGACCGTAAGGGCATCCGTTGTAAATGAACCCGGCGCGAAGGCGCGGGTAATCACTGCCGACAGTTTCTATCATTCGGTAGTTTTAGGGCCATGGTCACATGCATGGCTCTATATTCTAAAGGACTTCCCCGCAGCAAGGGCGGGAGTCTCCGAAGGTCGCCACGGCTGGACCTTCATCCGTTCTATAACGGCTTCCAGGCCAGATTTGGCCTGGGTATTTGACGCAACAAACGAACGCCGTTTGAATGCGATATCTACTGATCTATCAGAAGCGACAGATCACTTATTTTGGTCGGCAGCGCGCGCGTTGCTCGATATGGCAAACCGGGCTCTCCGGTTTCCATCTTGGTATGCGGACCTCGTGAAGAGGTCATTAACTGACCCGCGGAACGTAACGTTCCGTGATGGAGCATTTGCCTGGAAAGGCAAATCTACAAATGGTATCTTTATGGGAGACACCGGATGTAAAGTACTGCTAACGATGTCAAATCTGTTAGCAGTGGTTAATATGTCCCTCTCAGGAGATATCGCTAGTGCGATCGTTGGTGATGATCACACTAGTATTACTCGCGACCCGGATCGGTCGCTTGAGGTTTACCGCCGTACTCTCACGAGTATGGGGTACGTCTTGTCAGAAGACGACACTTTCATATCGGACAGATATGGATTTTATGCAGAGGAATTGTATACCATTCCCTCTGATAATAGGCGCACGGTGGATGCGCTTATAAGGAGGACCGCCGCTGGCGACCTTCCTTATATAGACGTACCAAAGGTACGCCTACTTATGGACTTACGGAAAGACCGTAAGGACTTTTCTTCCACACGCTGCGGAAGAATATACCAATTCGGTCGTGAGATCGAATACAACATGAGACCGACGCGATATCTCGGCCTCTTCTACATGGCATCCTGGATTCAGGATGCATGTCTCGACCTCCGGCATTGTCCGGAGTTCGGATATTTCCCGCGAACGCTAGTGTCCGCAGGAAAGCCGATCCTGTTCGACAACGAACAGAATTTCTCAGAGTACCTGACTCTGCATAAGCGTGGCCGTTTAAAGAACCGCTACGCTTATTTGATGAAAGGCGCCTTAACAGGCGACCTAAAGGAAAGAATCATTCCGAGATTCTTTACCAAAACAGGGGAGCACCATCTACAGGTGGTCCAGAATGTTGAACTTCCTGAGGGAGTTCAAGAACATCTTCTATTCCAAACGAGGAAGAAGAAGTGGTATCAGCCCTGGATAGTGGGCCGAATACAAAAATATATAATCTCGGATATCGAGATTAAATCAAAGCTCAATCAACTATCTGAGCTTTTTAACGAGACGCCGGAAATGGTTCCGGCAACTGTGGAAAACGTAGCCACCGGTTCGGTGGATATGAGTGAGGAACTCTGTAAAGAGTTCACGAAAGCATGGAGAGAAAACTCCATGCTGTTCGCAAGACATACTACTATGTCATGGTATCTAAGAGAACCCGTAGAACGGATCTTAGATCTAAAACACCCTCTTGGTGTTTCGATTCCAATCACCTGGACGGGTGGTAGGAAGGAGGGCATCCCCGCAGAGCGGATGCTAGAAAGAGATCGGGAAGCCTTGCAACTTCTCGAATGGGTGATCAGCGGTCCGGATGATAGCGTCCCGCCGTCTGAATTATTGCCCGATGATTTGACAATATTGGAATCCCCCGCACTGAGACGAGCGGGGGATGCGTACGTAGTCACAGCTGATTGGAAGCTGTGCAAGTATTTAGCCTCCATAAATTGGAGGTTGAATTTGTTCGTCATTCCACCGAAGAGGTGGATTGAAAGCCAATACTCGTCTGATGGTATTGGAATATCAACAGCCGATGACCGGCTAATTGTTGATCAGGGGTCAGTCGACGCGTATGTCGACACCCTTACTGACGCAGAGATCGATATACTCTGCGACAGTCCAGCGATCCCCCTAACGCGGGGGGATTTAAAATTGGCGCGCGGTGCGTATGCCAATATACCGAGGGAAATCCGGGAAGCCGGACCCCTATAGCTGTTAGACAGCCAGTCGCCGGGTCGTGAGACCCAACAAATCTAGGGTGCACAGGAACGTGCACCCGCTCGGGACCTGCGAAGGTCCCGAGCAATTGGTTGCATATATCCAGACAGCTGATCAGGAAGTGGGTAGCGTA